CGCGCAGGCGCGCCGTCGCCGCGAGGTCCTGGTAGCCCAGCGCGCGGGCCGGCGGGCGAGCCACAGCGGGCGCAGCTGAGGCCGGCGCCGTGCGGCGGCGCACGAGATCGAGGGCGAAGCTCTCGGCGCAATCGAGCAGTGGCTCAGGTTCGCCGCTCGCGACCGCGGTGGCCGCGCCCTCGATGAGGTCGATTGCCAGAGACGCACCTGCTTCAAGCGTCGCACGCCCGGCTTCGGGCTCGAGCCCGCCGAGACGCACCATCCAGCGCTTAAGCTCCTCGTTGCGCGGCGCGCTATCGGTCATCCCGGCGGCAGCCCGCGAGCGGCCCGAGCCGGCCACGGAGCCACGCTCGCTGCCCGGCTGCCCAGGTTCGGCAAGGCCGGCGCACTGCAGGCCCTCGGCATCGCTCTCACGGCGGCCTCCGTAGGCTCGTGCCAGGTCTTCGTCAATCTCGTCGGGCGGTATCATCTACTTCTTTCTGTGGAGTATGTAGATTCTCCCACTCCTGTGGAAGCACGCAAGCCCACGCGACCCCAGGAGCCGAGAGATGACCAGCGATCCGCAGAGCCCTTCGGAAGATCCAGCGAGCAAGCTCACCGGCGAGCTCGCCGTCGAGTGGTGGCCGACATCGCGGCCGATCCCCTACGAGCAGAACCCGCGCCTCTGCCCCGAGAGCGCGATCGCGAAGGTCGCCGTCTCGATCCGCGAGTTCGGCTTCCGTCAGCCGCTCGTGGTCGACGAAAGCGGCGTCATCGTCGTCGGCCACACGCGCCTGCTCGCGGCCCGACGCCTCGGCCTCGAGACGGTGCCGGTACACGTCGCCCGCGACCTCTCCCCCGCGCAGGCGCGCGCCTATCGCCTCGCCGACAACCGCACCAACGAGGACACGAGCTGGAACGAGGAGCTGCTCGCGCTCGAGATCGGCGATCTCGCCGCCCTCGACTACGACATCGACGTGCTCGGCTTCGAGGGCAGTGAGCTCGCCGCCTTGCTCGAGCCGCGGGCAGGCAAGACCGACCCCGACCTCGTCCCTGAGCCGTCGGCCGAGCCGGTCACGCAGCCCGACGACCTCTACCTGCTCGGCAAGCATCGTCTGCTGTGCGGCGACGCGACGAACGTCGATGACGTGAACCGTCTGATGGACGGCAAACGGGCGACGCTCATGGCCACCGACCCGCCCTACCTCGTCGACTACAGCGGTGGTGCTCACCCGGCGAGCGCGGGCAACAAGGGCGCGGCCGGCAAAGACAAGACCTGGGACACCTACGTCGATCACGCCCACAGCGTCGAGTTCTACGTGAAGTTCTTGCAGTGCGCCCTCGACCACGCCCTGACCACGGACGCCGCGATCTACGAATGCTTCGCGATCATGCGCAGCACCCTCATCTGGGAGGCTTGGGAGAAGGTCGGCCTGCGCGCCCACCAAGTGGTGATCTGGAAGAAGACGCGGGCCGTGCTCACCTACTCGCACTTCATGTGGGACTACGAGCCAATCATGTACGGCTGGCGTGAAGGGCACATGCCGAAGGCCAAGCCACCGGCCGACGCGCGGGCGGTGTGGGAGATCGAGAGCAAGATCGAGGACGCCCCCGGCTCGGTGCACCCGACGATGAAGCCGGTCGAGCTCATCCGCCGGCCTATCTCGTACCACACGAAGCCCGGCGGACTCATCTACGAGCCCTTCGCCGGATCCGGCACGGCCTTGATCGCGGCCGAGCAGACCGGCCGGATCTGCTGCGCCCTCGAGCAAAGCCCGCAGTACGTCGACGTGGCGGTGGCTCGCTGGCAGGCGTTCACCGGCAAACAGGCTGAACGCCATGGCGCGCGCGACTAAGGCCGAACTCGAGAAGCGCCTCGCCGAGGTCGCGCCGCTGGTCTGCGACTGCATGACCCTGCGCGAGGTGCGTGCCTGGGTCGACGCCAAGACCGCCTGGGGTCCTACTGTCTCCGACTCATCGCTGAAGTACTACGCCGTGAAGTGCCGGGCGCTGATGAAGGCGGAGTCGCATTTCGACTGGGACGAGGAGCTCGGGGTCACCAAGCGGCGGCTGGAGCGCATCGTCGCCCGGGCCGCCGCCAAGGGTGACCTGCGCGCCGAGCTCGCCGCGACCCGGCAGCTGACCGAGCTGCTCGGCCTCGCGGCGCCGACGCGGCTCGAGGTCGGCGGCGTTGACGTCGAGGCCGCCCGCCGACTGCTCGAGGAGGAGATCGCATCGGAGCTGGCAGCCAGTGAACAGAGTCGAGAGGAGAACTATGGAGACGAATGAACGCGCGACCACAAGCAGGAGGTGTCACGCGCGCGCGAAGGCGATCGTCGCCGCCAGGAGCGACGCCGAGGTTATCGCCCTGGTCGGCAATTGGCGGCCGGTCAAGCCGCCGCCGCTTGAAGAGTTCGTGCGCAGCTGCCTGATCGTCGAGAAGGAGACCGGCAGGCTCATCCCCTTCGACCTTTGGCCGGCGCAGGCGGAGGCGCTCGCGGTGATCGAGCACACTGACAAGCTGGTCATGCCGAAGGGGCGCCAGGTCGGGATCACCTGGCTCGAACTGGCGGCCATGCTCTGGGCGGGGACGTTCTTCGGCATGCGCCTCTTCCCCATCGCGCGGCAGTCGGACGAGTACGCGCGTGAGGCGATCACGAGATTGATGATCCTGGCGGGCTACGACCCGGCCTCGGAACCGGCGAACCCACGTGTGCTGCCCGAGTCACCCATGCCCAGGGAGTGGCGTCCCCGGCTGGCCGGCAAGACGCGGCGCGAGCTCAGACTGGCCAACGGCTCAACGTATCGTGCCCTCACGGCGACGCAGCCGATCGCGCGCGGCCTCGCCGCCTACTGGGGACTCGCCGACGAGTTCGCCTTCTGGCCCTGGCCGGGGCGCCAGCTGGCGGCCATGGAGTCGGGCTGCGCGCGGCTCCACGTTGTCAGTACAGGCAACGGCGAGGGTGATGCCTTCGCGGCATTGTACGAGAACGTCGTCGCCGGACGCGGCGCCTACCGCAGCTTCTTCATCCCCTCGGACGCCGACCCGCGGCGGGACCCTGAATGGTACCGGCGTAACGTGGCTGAGTCCGCCGACCCGGAGAGCGCCCGGCGCGAGCACGCGCAGACGCCCGAAGATGCCTTCCGTAGCCCCGAGGGCGTCTACTTCAAACGTTTCTCACGGGAACGCCATGTGCAGCCGCTCGAGATCGTCGCGAACTGGCCGACCTACCGATCCATCGACTTCGGCTACCGCCACCCCGCTTGCCTGTGGGCGCAGCGTTCACCCGCGGGACAGCTCCACGTCGTCGATGAACTGCTGCCGGAGAACCTCTCGACGCCGGAGTTCGCGTCGGCGATCAAGGAACGAGAAGCGAGCTACCACCTCGCTGTGCCAGTGACGGCGAGCTACTGCGACCCGGCCGGCAAGGCGGTCGCCGTGCAGACGGCGGAGAGTGAGTTCGAGGTCTTCCAGCGTCAAGGCCTGATCCCAGTCGGCAAGAGCTCGGGAGTGCGTGACGGCTGCGTGCGCATCATGGATGCCCTGGCTGATGAGGCGCTGCCCCTGCTTGTCGCCGAGAGATGCACCGGGCTTATTCGGGCGCTCAGCCAGGTGAAGCCCAAGCGCGCGCAGGTCGAGGTCTACGACACCGACCATGAGCTCTTCAGCCATCCGCTCGACGCGCTCAGGTACTTGCTCGTCAACCTGCCGGGGGTGGTCGAGTATGACCCGCCCGACTACTCGAACCCGTTCCCGATCCCGAGGATGTGGTAGAGATCGCCCCAGTACGCGGCGCTTCCTGCTCGACTGTCTGGATATTGCGAAGTCTTACGCTCGAGTGGAGGCTGAGACCGCCTCACAGGGTCGCCACGAAGTACCGCGGATGGCGGGCTCGCCGGACCGCGTCGGCGCGCTCGTCTGGGCCTTAGTGAAGTGATGCTGAACGTGGTCGATCACAAGTCGCGGAGCGTGAGATATGCCTGAGGAGGTGCGAGGGAGCTGGACGCGATGAGACCCGCGTGAGCAACGAGGCGCGTCGTTCCACAGGCGTCACGGATGGGGGTGTCATCGACGTTGCGACTGCTCGACCCTCCCGCTCCCCGGTCAGCGTGGCCAGGAACTCATCAGCGTGCGACGGAGTTCTTGCACCCCACAGGACAACGCTCGAACCCGCCTGAGGCGCTTCGAGGCCTCTTGGATCTATGTAGAGCTGCCGATGCTGCCGGCCGCGTCCCTTGTCACCTCGTCGCCCGGCACAGGACACACTAGACTTGAATGCACTGGAGCAGGTCGCGCGAAGCACCGCCGGCTCCGCTACCCGCAGGGAGGGGGAAGCTGATGGATGAGGCAAGCGTGCCAGCAGGGTGGAACGCCTACGGACGCGCGCTCCTCACGTCCATGTCGGGAGTGCTCGCCGAAGTCCCCGAGGATCACCATGCGAAGTTCCTGGAGACGGCCGACTTCTGGCTCGCGCTCGGACTTGCCGCAGGTCTTGAGAGGCCTGCCGAAGCCAAGCGTCTGCTGGCAGTGATGGAGCCAGACGACGAGGCGCGCGCCGAGATCAGCCGCGACGCCGAGGACCTCTGCGGGGAGGTGTTCGGATGAGCCGCAGCCTGACCTCTCAGCTCTACTCCCTGGCGCGGACCGCGAACACGGTCAGCGCGCTCACCTCCGGCAACCCCACGCGCATGGCGCGCCGGGGCAAGAACATCATCCTTGGCCGCTCCCTGCGTCGTGCCGGCGTCTGGCGAGCGCTCTGGCGGTAGTCGCTGCTCGCACCCGTGGGGGCCTGGGGATCCGTCGGCGGGACGAGGGGTCGAAGCGAAGGGGCCCGGTCGAGCACGCACGGTAGCCGTGCATGTATCGGCACAAGCCGCCCCGGATGAAGGTGGAGATCGCCTCTGTGCTCCGTTCGCTTGGCCGGGGCCGAGCGCGGGCAGATTGGAGGCATGAGCAGCTTCACTGCGCAAGCGATCGTGACGGCAGG